CCTTGGAAGGTATTGACGACGGCATCCCCAACTTGAGCGCCGAAGTTGCTGATCGATTCATAGTAGGCCTTGATCTTCTCATTGAAGTTCGCGCCAAAGCTATCCTCCTGCTCCTTTTGTTTCTTGTTGGCATCATCAAGTGCAGCAGCACGATCACGAAGCAGGCGGATGTGCTCAGCTAGCGCGGGGTTCGTAGCAGCTAAGATGTCAAGCTGCAACAGGTTGATCTGAGCGTTCAGCTTCTCAACTTCAGTCAATACCTTCTTATCGTTTTGCACCTCGCGAATCTTTGCGTCATAGTCATCAAGAGATGGCAGCAGATCTTTGAGGCCTTGCGTTAGCTGCTGATTTGCTAGCTCTGTATTTGCTTTGGAAAGTTGATTGATCAATGTTTCCAGCGGTTTCACGTTCATCTCGCCGCCAGCCGCTCTGATGTCACGGAACAACTTGACGACCTGCTGCGTCAGATCATCAACGGTTCGATCGTTCTCACGAATGGCTTCAGTACGATCGGCCAGCAGTTTCTCCACTGGCGTGCCGCCAACATTGGCGAACGCCGCGTTGGCATCCTCTACCTTTCGACGCAGGCTTTCCTGCAGATCCACCAGCTGCTGCGTCAATGTGTTGCGACGTTGCTGCAGTCTCTCGGCTTCGTTTGCAGCACGCTTAGCCTCCGCAGCGGCTCGCGCATCCGCCCCGCTCATGTCCAGTGCTGTCCGCCCAGTGCGGCGCCCGGTGCCTGGGGATGGGGCATCCGTGAACAACCGCTGGAATTGACCCATGTTCGCTTGAAAGCGCTTCATGAAGTCAGCGCCAAAGCGATCGGCCTCAGCCTGCGCACCAGCGAAGTCGCCCTTAAATGCCAGCGCAGCCCGTTTTGCAAAGGAACCGATCAGCCGAACAGCTTCATCGACGAGTTTGACCATGCCAAGCAGCACAGCCGCCACGCTGCGGATGCCGAACTTGATGACATTGAACAGATCAGTCCAGTCAGTTTTGCTATCAAACAGCTCGCCAAACACTTCGATGATTGACTGCAGAGCAGGGAGTAGTGCGTCGGTCAACTCCATCCCGAAGCCTTGAGTCTTGATCCCAAACTCGGTCAGCGTGTCGTTGAACAGATCAGACCTGGCAGCGAAATCATCGGAAATCTTGAAGGTAAATTTCTCCATACTGGCCGCGCCTTCATTCAGCAGCGGAATCAACTCGGCGCCTGCCTTGCCAAACAAGGCCACGGCCATCTGTGCCTTCTTTGCTCCATCAGGCATATCGGCGAACTTGTCCGCAATTTGCTTAAGCGCTTTATCGGTTGGGATCAGTTGACCGTTGGCGTCTTTAGCTGTGACGCCCAACTGCTTGAGAAGGCGCTGCATGTCGTCGTTGCCCTCCGCTGCCTTCACCAAGTTCAAGTTCAGCTTGTTGATGCCCTTGCCCAAGCTGCCCATATCAACATCAGCTAGCTTGGCAGCATTACCGATTCCGGTCAGAGCGACAGCGGCGATGCCAGTCTTGGCTTGAAGGTTGAACAGTTCATCGCCGGCGTTGATAGATTTCTTCACAATCGCCGAGAGTCCGCCAACGATTGCACTCCCAGCGATAGCTGCACCAAAGCCAGCGACGGCACCCTTCAGACCATTAAATGACATGGCCGCGTTCTTGGCCTGCCCCTGCAATCCCTGCATGGAATTGCCAAGCCGTCGGATATTGTTTTCGCCTTGAACGTCTGCCTTGATCCGCAGCATGGCATCCATGTTCATCGCCATGGCTATGCCCCCTGTTTATTGATCACGGTCATCGCTGCGGCCTCCATGATTTGCAGGTCCTCCAGCAGCGCGCGCGGTTCCTCTACGTCGTACAGCTTAAACAGCCAGCGCACCGCTGCATAGTCCAATCCGATCACCCCGCTCATCGTGGTGCGCCATTGCGTCTGAACTCGCAGGAACATCTCGACCACTGGCCAGTTCTCCGGCCAAATTCCGAAGTCTTCATCCGGTGGTGGTGGGAGGTCTTGCAGCTCAAGACCAAAGGCCGCGGCATCGTCGGCGGTTTCGTCCACAACGCCACCGCCTGCCCAATGCTCAGCGGCCTCGATCAGTTTTTTCGCTTAGCCCCTTTGATGCTGTCCATGTAAGCCTTCAGCACAGCGATGGCGAGGAACGGCACCTCGAGCAATTCGTCGAGTGCTTTCTGGCTGAAGGGGATCTCCTTGCCATGATCATCATTGATGCCAGACCAACCCACCAACACATCGCGGGCGATGTCGGTGATTTGATCCAGGTCGCCCAGGTCTTCGAGCTTCTGCAACTCGGCGACCATTGGACCGATTTTGCTTTGCGGCAGGCGCTTGAACTCACCATCAAAGGTCTGGCGCTCGTGGCGGCCACCATCGATCGGGAGATCAAAGGCGACCGGCCACGAGTAAGTGCCGGACTGCTTAAGTACGAAAGCCAAGATCAGGTGTAAACGAGACTGAACTCATCATTGCCTGAACTGGTCGGAACTGCAATAAACGGCATGTTCAGCATCTGCACGCCATCCTGATCCGAATAGGTCAGGTTGCCCAGATCGGACTGGGCAGTGGTCACCGTGGCGATGTTGCCGCCGGTCGTGCCGTGCTGGAAGGTGATGCTGCCGGTGCTGCTGCCGGTAGCGATCGTGAAGAAGTCCTTGGCCGCAATGGTCGGAGCTTCGATCACGATGGTGCCGCTGGGCGCCCGGTTGGTGATCATGATCTCCTTCGAGCAGCCGACCAGCTCGCGATAGATCACGTCGTTGGCCATGCTGAAGTTGTAGCTTTGCAGGCAGCCGCTGTAGGAGAAGGCGGTGAAGTTGGTGGTGTTGCCCTGCTTGAAGATCAGCGGGGTGGCCTGGTTGGCGTAGGTCGGGGTGGGCAGCGTCTCATCGGTCGGGGCGTTGTAGATGCCCGTCATGGTGAAGCTGATCACGGGCACCTGGCCAACCTCCCCGGAAATCTCAAAACTTCCGCGGCAGCCGGTCAGCTTGTGGCGAATGCCATCCTCGTGGTAGTGGATGGTGCAGCTCTCGAAGCCGCTGCTCTCGGGCGCGTAGGTGGCGCTGGTGCTAGTCACCAGCGTCTCAGATAGGCCGCAGCTACGCAGCACCGGACCATAGGCCGGAGCGGTCCCAGCAGTGCCGGAGCCAGCCAGCTCCACCTCGAAGGTCACCTCGACCCGGGTCTGCGCCAGCAGTTGATCGGCTTGCCCCATGTAAGGACGCACCAGGTCGCGGTTTACGGTCTCAGCGACCAGCGGCTGGATCTCGAGGTTGCGCACCAAGATGGCATTGCTCGAGCCGGTCGGGCTGGAGTCAGTGGCGTAGGTGGTTTCAATCTTCGCCAGGATCAAACGCCGGCGTGTCAGAACTGAGGCCATTGGTGGCTACCTCGGGTTGGGGGTGGGGAGCCGGCTGGGTCCGCTCGACGAGCTTTCGCTTGCCGGTTTTCTTGTCGACCAGATAGCTGCCGCCCTGGCCTTTGTATTCGTCCATCATCGTAGCTACTACGGACTCTGCGCCAAATTAGCGACTCGAGTCCGATACTTCACCACGTAGTCGCAGGAGATCACACCAGATGGCTGGTCTGCCTCCTGCATATCGAAGCTAACTCCAGTCGGTTGCACGTCGTAGGCATGGCCTCCGACCGTCAGATCTGCCATCACTTTCGCGTGCAAACTCTCCACAATCGGATCAGCCACCTGATCAGGGATGTTGCCACGCACGATCACTGCAACGCGCACGGTGAGCGTCCAGTCCAGCGTTGGTGTGCTCGTCAACTGCACGCACACATCGTTGATCGGCTCGACCACAATCGCCGGCAGCTCGCCCCTAGCTAGCGGTTCCACCCTGCTGCGATAGATCCTGGTGCTCACACCAGTGGTGTTCGTGAGCGCCGTGCGGATACCGGCCAGAATCGACTCGCGCTTCGTTGTCATGCCGATGCCACCTGCACCACTGTGCAAATGATGCCCGGAATCCCCGGATGCGCGAACGGACTGGTCGCCGCGGCCTCGGCGTGGATGTATGCAGCAGCGTTGCTGGTTGCCCAGATCAGCTCGATGTAGTCCGCCGCCGCCAGCTTGAGGATGAAGTTCACCGTTCCGATCACATTGCCGTCGATACCGCCATGCCTGGCAATGATGCTGAACTTGCTATCACTGTCGGCCACATTACCACTAGCGCCATTGTCGTTCTTGCGGAGCCAAACGTTGACATCATGGATGCTGGAGTCAGTATTGCTGAACTGGATCGAGAACGTAAAGCTGTAGATGCCAGGGTGGTCAACCGTGATCCGGCTATTGGAGATCACATTGATGCCACGGTTGTCTAGGTCGTTCTTCCGCAACAGGATCGACGTTGGCGTATTAGCTGTAGCGGTCTGCGACGTTGTATCCCAGAACGATGCCCAGTTCGCAGGACTGCTGAAATACGGCAGCGTGTTCCACGCTGTCCTGCCGTCACCAATCTTCAGGTTGCCGGTCTGACTTTCAAGGCCAGGCTCTCCTGCCATCAGCACAGGATTCTGTGCTGCCCACTGGCTCCGTGTGTTGACCTTGAAGGGACCGCTCATGTCTTCTGTATCCCGAGCTGAACGAACTTGCCATCGTCAATCAACATCGTCTCGCGGACGGTGTAAGCAGTCCCATCCACAGTGATCGAGTCGCCGCGGATGAGACTGCCAAATGCGGAGGTTCTGGCTGTCAGCGTGTAGTCGGTGGTGAGCACCATCCCATCGCTGATCACCTGGCTGGGCATATCCAGGATCCCGTTAGCGGTAGTGGCGCCAGCCGTGCAGCTGACGCCAAAGTCCGCCAGGAAGATATCCAGATCCTCCGTCAGAGCCATGATCAGCCGTACTTCGCAGAAGCCAGACCGATCACAGCCACGGCACCGGCGCCGGTGCCACCAGCCACGGTGATGGAGACCTTCACAAAGCGCTTCAGGGAAGTCACGTTGACGAAGATCTTTTGCAGCGAAGCAGTGTTTGCGGTGGTGGTGGTGAAGCCGCCACCAGTCACGTCGGTGTAAGTACCGCCGGAGGTGTCGGATTCGGTCAGCTTCACGGCGTAGGTGATGCTGGCACCGCCGGCTTCGGCGTCCAGAAGGACAGCCATATCGCCTTCATAACCCTGCAGGTCAACAGCAGAGCCGGTGCCTGTAGCAGTTACAACGTCATTGCGGAGCAGACCCAAGACCGTGGTCTTCGAGCCAAGATTGTGGATGGTCATGATTTAGCCCTCCGTCGAGGGGTAGATGGTTTAGGTGCTGGTTGAGCAATTTCCTCAACCAAATCGGCCACCTTGTCGGCGACCGCAACAGCTTTGCCAATGCCGATCAAC